GGACCCCGATCATGAGGTAATTCCAGGCCCCGGTGATGAGGTCGGTGGTGATGCGCGGCCAGGAGGTATAGCTGGCTGGCAGGCCGTAGATTGAGGGCCTGGTCTCCTGATCGGCCTGGGTCACGCCCAGGAGGAGGGCTCCGGTGTCGTCGCGGACGCCCCTCAGCCTGCCCTTGACGGTCAGGTCCGCCGCGTGGCCAGTGACCCCGAGGCCCTGGGCCTCCACCAGGGACATGCCCTGGTTGATGGCGTCCACCGCATCGCTGCCAGCAGCTACAGCCTGGCTGAACGTGTTGGATACGATGCCCCCGGTCGGGTAGCTGGGCGGGGCACCAGTGCCGAAGATCACCGCGTCGTCCAGGGCCAGGCCGATGGCCTCAGCCAGGCGCGGCCTGACGAATCCCCAGATGTTGACCACCGCATCCTCTAGGTACTGGTCGGGGATCGCGGACACCGCCGCGACCTCCTCAGCCCGGAGGACCTGGGCCTCCAGCGCCAGCTCAGTGAACGGCTTGCGCCCGCCCGCTGCGTTGACGAATGAGGCCCTGGGCAGGGTCTTGGGGATCGGCAGCTCATTGATCTGGGTGCCCATCGGCACCAGGTTGGCGAGCTGGAGGACCGTGGAGTATTGGGCGGCCTCTTGGATGATCTGGGCCGCCATCTCGGTGGGGATTACCCCCGAGTAGTCGTAGTTAGGCGCGGCTGGCGGCATGGGAGGCCGCCTCCTCTCGACGTGACGAAGTTGGGACTGTCACGCCGCATTTGCGCGCCACCCTGCCCGCAGGGGGCCTCACGCCCGCCTGCTGGCCTGGCCTGGAATCACTCCTCGTGAAGCGCCCGGGTTCGGCTACCGGCTGTCTGCGGCCTCACGCCGTCAGGCATCGGGGTCAGGCTACGCCTGGGGCAGCTCGGGAGTCCAGCCAGCCGCCTGGAGGTCATCGGCCAGGAACCCGGCCGTGGTCAGGGTCGGCGGGTCGTTCCCGGTGAACCAGACCCGCACCACTGACCCGGCATGGGCCACCTGGGCGAACAGGTCATTGGCCGAGCTGGGCACCAGCTTGGTGGTCAGCCATGCCCGTTTGCTCCACTTGGCCACCTGCTCGATGAGGGCCGGGGAGTGGCAGGCCGGGCCGGTCGCGGTCACGATGACCTGCTGGCCGGCATAGGTCGGGGTGTACCAGGCGCAGCTCAGGGGCCTGGGGCTGGGCGCTGGAGTGGGCCTGGTGCTCGCTGTGGACGTGCCACAGGCCACCACCAGGAGGACCAGGGCTGGCAGGACCAGGCCCAGGCAGGCCAGCCTGAGCGCGTGGAGAACGCGACACAGGGCCGAGCAGTAGACCGACCCTGGGCGGGAGGGGCGGCGCAGGCAGGTCAGGCACAGGACCTCGGGCGGGTCCTCATCAGGGTGGTGGGCCACCCGGCTACCCTAGCGCCGCCTGATCTGCCGGATAAAGTCCGTCTCCGGTCCTGGGGCTGAGGGCTCGCGGGGACCTGGCGGAATGTAGCCAGGAGGAGGCGGCGGCGCGGGCACCACGGCTAGCTGCTCGACCAGGGCCGCGATGGCGGCGGCGTCGGGCTCCCCGTTCTTGCCCAGCAGCTTGGTCAGGTCCAGGGCTGCCAGGGCGGCGTCCGGGTTGGCGATGCGGCCTGCTGCCTTGGCCCTGAACTCGGCAGCAGCCAGCTTGAGGTTGGCCTCCTGGGTGGCCTCGGCGCGGCCTGCTGCCTTGGCCTCGGCCACGGCACGCTCCTGCTCGGTCATGGCCCCCTGCTGGGCCTTGGCCAGGTCTGCCTCCAGCCGCTTGGTCCGCTTGCGCTCATCGTCCAGGGTGGCCTGGAGCCGGGCCAGGTCCTCGGCGGTGGGTGCCCCGTTGCTGGGAGCTGGAGCTGGAGCTGGAGGAGGAGCTGGAGGAGCTGGAGCTGGAGCTGGAGGAGCTGGAGCTGGCGGCGCGGGGGCCGGGGGTGTGGTCATGGGTCCTCCTGACTAGGCGGCGGCTGGGGTTGGCTGGGGCTCAGGCTGGGGCTGGGGCGGGGGCTCGGGCTCGGGGGTGCCCTCGTTCAGCTCGTGCCACCGCTCGATTTCCTGCTGGGTCGCGCCCCACTTCTCCCACAGGACCTCATACGGGACCTTGAGCGTGGCCATCTTGACCAGGGCATCGACTAGCTGGCCCTCGGTCCTGGTCTCGAAGTCGGCCCAGATGACCTCAGCGGAGACATCGGCCGCGGCGGGTGACCCGATGAACTGGAGGCCCAGCCTGATGACCTCCTCCCAGTCCTCGCCCAGGTGGAGGGCACGCCGCCGCACCTTGGACACCAGGCCAGCCTCAGCCGCCTTGAGGGCATCGGCCGACAGGTTCGCCACGGTGCCCAGCAGGTAGTGGGCGGGGGTCTGGGTGATGGAGGCCAGCAGCTCGACATCTTGTTTCACGGCGTCCAGGTAGCCCTGGAGGTTGGACTCCGCGATGGACCCGAACCGGCCGTCTGGGTTCTCGTTGGTCAGCAGCCGGTTGGCCCCGATCTGGAATGGCCGGGACACCTTGGTCGTGTCGGTGCCGTCCTGGGCCTTGATGACCTCGCGGGCCACCTTGATGCCGGTCGCCCAGACCTGCCTGTTAGCGCCGTAGTCCACCGACACCGAGCGGTTAAACAGGGTGGTGTGGACCCGATCCTGTATCGGGATCACCGACAGCAGCTCGGACCTGGGCGGGCCGACCGTGCGGGGCTGGGGGGCCAGCTCGACCATGCCGACCACCCCGGCCGGGTTCGGCTCGACCTGGGGGCGGGCGCGGTTGGTGCCTGGCTCCCAGGTGACTATCTCGTCGGGGGTGATCAGGACCTCCGTGCGGCCTGACGTGGCCTCATCGGTCCAGCGCTTGTAACCGGCGCGGCGGCGGTGCCGGTTGCCCGGCTGGTAGAGGACCGTTGCCTGGAGGGCTGACTCAGGGCTGATGGTCACCCCCACGGGGCTGGACTCATCGGGCTGGACCAGCACGAAGCTGGAGCCCTGGGTCAGGGCATCGGTCTGGAGCATTTCGGCGTCGGCGTCCATCGAGTTGGCCTGCCAGATGGCCCAGGCTGCCCTGGAGTCCTCCTCGTTGCCGAACCGGAACCCCGTGACCTGGAGCCGTTCGGCCACCGCGTTGACCACCAGCTCCGCGAGGTTGGCCCTGGCCTCGGCCAGCAGCGCCCGGAAGGTGCGCCGCTCCTCCGTGTCCATCAGGGCGATAATCCCCGACTCGTCGTCGTAGTACGCCTGGTAGCCAGCCGCCACGGCAGCCTGCCGGTCCAGCTTGCGCTGGGCTGCTGCCCGCAGGGCCTCCAGCTCGGTCATGTCCATAGGTCCTCCTCAGAACCCCGCCGCCGCGTAGTCCTCCTCGGGCGGCGCGGCCTGGTGCCGCAGCGCCCGATCCAAGGCCATCACGGCAGCTACCACGCTGTCGATCTTGTCGGCCGACCTGGCTTTATCCGGCTTGAGGTTGCCAGCAGGGTCCTGCTTGACGATCAGGTTAGCCGCCTGCCAGCGGACCAGGGGGTTATCCCCGTGCCGGTAGGTCCCCGCAGCGACCAGCCGCAGCAGCTCCCGTGTCGGTGCCGCCATCGTGGCGTAGCCCTGACCTACCTGGACCAGCGGGAACCCCTCCTCGATCAGCTCGGAGCTGAGCTGGGTTGCCCCCCACCTGTCGAACGCTATCTCCTCGATCTGGTATTGCTCGGCATCGGCCCGCAGCGCCACCTTGATGTGCTCGTAGTCGATCACGTTCCCCTCGGTGACGGTGAGGAGCCCGGCCTCCTCCCACACGGTGACCTTGCCGCCAGTGCGGCGGTCCAGGTCCCGCACCGCCGCCCTGGGCGCGAAGCACCGCCACAGGAGGTCATGCCCGCCCGCGCCGTCTGGGAAGTCCAGGCAATAGCTGGCCAGGTCGGTGGTGCTGGCCAGGTCCAGGCCCCCGTAGCAGACCCGCCCCTGGAGCTCGTCATGGCTCGGGAGGCAGTCATCCCAGGCCACCATGTCCAGCGCCCGCCCGGCCTGGGGGGTCTGCTGGTTCAGCCGGTACTGGCGGAACGCCCGCTCGGCCGGGAGGTTGCCCTGGGCCTTGAGGTATTCCGACCGGAGGATACGCAGGTCCAGGTAGTCCCCCAGGGCTGGGTTGGCCAGGTGCCAGGTGGCCTCATCGGTCCAGTCAGCCTCTCGGGGCGCGGCGTGGATCACCACCAGCCTGGCCCGGTCCAGCTCGGGGTCCTCCAGCACCCGCTCAGACCAGGCCCGCTCACTGGCCGCGAACCCGCCAGGGTCGTTGTCGGCTGTCGTGACCAGCATCAGGAGCGGCTGAGACCTGGCCCCGAACCCGGTCCTAAGCGCGTCGTAGAGGTCCCGCGAGGGCTGGGCCAGCAGCTCGTCAATGTACGCGCCGTGCGGGCTCGGCCCCAGGGCTCCCATCGCGTCCCCGGCCACCACCGAGAAAAACGAGGCGGTCTTGTCGTAGCTGATGGTCCGGGCTCCTCGGGCGATGTGGAGCCGACCGGACAGGATGGGCGAGAGCTGGACCATGCGGGCAGCAGCCCCCCAGGCCAGGGCTGCCTGGTCCTTATCGAGGGCCAGGCCGTAGACCTCGGCGGCCTCCTCCCCGTCGCTGGCCAGCAGGTAGAGCATGACCCCAGCGATGAGGGCCGTTTTGCCGTTCTTGCGGCCGGTGGACAGGTACAGCTCCCGGTATCT